ACTATCCGAATCACTATATGGTAAACCCCAATAAAATTTTAAATAATTGTAATCCATAAAATTCACAATGTTATCTTTATTAAAATCACTGTAATATCTATAAGAATACTGCATATATTATATAATTTTTTTTAATTAACACTCATTACACCATCTACAATAGTAATATTATACTGAAAATGAGTAGTTGGAGTTAAAGAAGTATTATGTGTAATTTGAAATGATCCTTGTAATGTACGTTTATTAATCAGTACTGCAATTCTTTTGGTTTTATTTGGAGGAATTACCACATCATGGTTACGTGGACCCCACTGAATATATCTGTTTGTTTGGTCTGTATTCCAGGGTATCTTATTAAAATCTATATCAAAATAACTCGAATTAGGGTCCACGTCCCATGATGGTTTAATACTATTAATTTGCATTAAATACTCTGATATACCCTCATACACAAGAGAAGTTGATTGTGTTGAATTGTTTTCATTATAATAAAATGGTGGATCTACTGAACCATTATCTGTAAATGTATAATTCGTAATAACAGATGACATAAAGTTTTCGTCGTTAGTAATAGAAAATACAACAAAAAGCTCATTTTTTACATATTCAACTCCATCAATATTTTCCACAGTGCTAGTTATTTGTAATTTTTTAGTTGAATTTTGACTTACTACAATTGTGAAATTATTAGAGTTCATCGTATTATTTTCAGAATTTGTGCCAAAAATAGGAACAGAATTTGTGTAGTCACTATTATCATCTAGTACTTCGTTTTCTGACTGTAATTTATAAACTGCTGATATATGTGCGTTAGTATATTCACCAACAGGCAAATTCTTTGTGGGAAAAGTGAGTTTATCATCTATTATGGTACCATCCGCTTCAATAGTAATTCCATTTGGAAGAACAATATTATAAGATTCTACTAATTTTTCTCTTTGATCAGTACCATATATTTCATGTTCATGTTGAATTTCGATTTCAAATTCATATTCTGTGTCTTTATCAACTGAAAAAGAATCTGCAGATACAATCGTTGGAGCAATCATTTCGAACACATTCACCGTTCTATATCGCATTTGAGCTTCATTTCCTGCTGGATCAGTGTAATTATATCTCATATTAAATTTACCAACAGTATTCATGTATTTAAGATCAACAGTATCCTCTCCAATGTTTTCATATTTGGTGTTATTTAGAGATACATCTATTGTAGCTGTCCCGATTAGATTCTCACTATCAAAATCTATATTCTCAAAACTGTACAAGCTATTTATAGAATTGTCAGATATTTGTCCATGTTCAATATAATCACTTCCTTTTAGTGCATATATCGTAATGTCATCACGATTAGGTACCTTAGTTGTTATTATTGGTTTTTCATTATCTATAACTATAAAAGGCTCTGCATAAGATACATTTTGTATTTTTTGTTCTTGATCTGTGTACTCTAATGATATTACTAATTTTTTATTACCTGTTATATTTTTTACTATTGATGTAAAAAATACAAGATTATCAGAACTATCCGTTTCATCAAAAGTATATGTCTCCTCATTGTCATTTTCATTTTTTAGTGTAATGGCGAAAGAACTCACAGTCTTATCAAATTCTGTTCTGATATAATATGTGTCATCGTTCTTAAAATGATATTGCTTATTTTCCACGATACGACTTGGATCAATTTCTGCTCCATGTGAATCCGCAACAATTTGAATCTTTGGTTTACTGATAAATGAACCATCAGGTGTAAAGTCAGCTGCATTGAAAAAGTAACGTCCTTCATCATTCTTCTTGAGAAGAGGTTGTATGGAGCCATCTGTATTCTGGATGTATATAAGACCATCGCTTATAACGTCTAACTTTAAATTTGATAGAATCTTTGTTGATAATGCACTACTCATTTACTGTAACGTATATTTTTATTTAAGTTTTATTCTGAATTAAATTTTAATTTATGTAATAATGAAATTGCGGTATAAGCTATTATCAGGAGCAGTAATAGTCGGTGTATTGTATATTATATACTGTTCCAATACAAAGAAAAAAAAAGAATCATGTATTGATTCAGAAGCGAAGTGTCCAATATTTTCAGATTCACAATCTAAAAAACTAGAGACACCACTAAGTGATAAAATTATGGCTGATTCAGATTCATCAATCTCTACGGCTGAAAATAATTTGGAGACCAAAATGATCACTGATTGTAGTCATGAAAGAGTATCAGAGTCCATTGATGAATTGTTACCACCAATAAGTCTTGAAGAGATAGAAGAAGAAAAATATGAAAGCTATGAAAACTCACCTACTACAGAAGAGCTTGTGGAGGAAGTCCAAACTCTAGGATCATATTCTCACATGACGATTCAGGAGCTAAAAGACTATGCCAAATCACATGGGATCAAAGGGATCTCCCGTATGAACAAACAAAAGCTGGTTGAACACATTGTCCAGACAGAAGAAACTACTTAAATATAGTGAAGTTTATCATTGTATATATTTAATATGCCTCCGTACGAGCCGCCAACATCTCACTACTGCGAAATCAATGCGTTCACAGATCCATCGGACAATTTTAAACTTATTGGACCAAATGGACATAACTTCAAACGCCTTACAGTTCTATTGGGAGTGAACTATATATGGTGGAACATGGAACGGAATGTGATTGAAATCTGGGGGCCTTATTCGAAAATAGTAAGTTCACCTAAGTATCTGACCAAGTACATGAACAGATTCTATGAAAAACACTGTAAAAATGAATCCAATAAGAAAAATTCACTAGATGTACAGCAATCAAAGAGGCTAAAGGTAAGCGACAAGTAGGTCGTATATATTTTGAGAGTCAATTTCATCAACAATAACCGACATATTAGATTTGGTTAAGACAGCTGGATTTGCGACGGAGCCATATCCCATTGATTTGTAACCGCTGATTCCAATAGAGTCCAAATCATATATAGTATTGTCAGTACTTGAATAATATTTATATGTATACTCAACGTTTCCTACCGAGTTGCCATACTCTGTATTATAATCCATGTAAGCAGCAATATACTTAATGGAGTCAATATTATGTTCTGTAAAATCAAACCATCCGCACAGATAATTGCTCAAACCTGACTTGTCCACTCTCCCAAACAAATGATTGTCTACCACAAATACAACATCTCCAGGTATAGGAACCACGTTTTCAACGTTAAAAATAATAAACATATTGTCTTGTTGGGAATGATTGACGGGTTTTATTCGTACAATATTATTGATATAGTTTTTTGAAGACAAATAGTTCAATGCAGAAAATGAATAAACAGAACCACCTGTTAGAGGGGGGACAAAAAATATCTTATTTGTAAGTACAACATGTTTCAACAAATGTGACTTAACTACGAGTGCTGTAATCTTTATAAGTCTATTCCAGTTTTCAGATGGCTGGACGTGCTTAATAGTACATAATTTAATCAATTCTGTAGTCGTTAAAACACCAGATGATGTGAAAGTTATGACATTGTCTTCCAATTCAGCATCCCAATCAGGGAGAAGGCTGTCACTATCTATTGATTCTATTATAAATTCCTCATCCTGGCTACTCGAGGTAGAAGTTGAATCTGTTTGTATGTTGCTAATCCTAAACTGTATAAAGTTTATCCTCGGAAACTGACCGATGAGAGCAGATCCGTCAAACATTATATCAATTTGTCTTTCGTTCTGATTTTTGTTCATCATGTACAATACATCGTTTGTGGGTACATCAAATGTACCGAGCGATGCAGATCCTTTAAGTACATCTTTCATATAGCTCTCTTCCGGTGTGTCAATTCCATTCTCAACATATGACTCTCTATTATTTGGATTCACGTTCCCAAGGATTTGAAGCTGTGGAGTGAGATCACTAAAGTTAATTTTTTGTTTACGGACATTATTGAATTTATTAAGATCGTGAATATTGACTGTTGACGAGTTCAAATTAAATAAATTTCCATATTTATATGATGTCATTCTATTATATATATGAAATTAATTCGTTTTTTTCATGCAAAATTAAATTAAATTGATAGTTTATATGAACTACAAGCCTTTTTTATACAGCAGTCTCATATGTTTCATGTATGCACTGTTTCTCCGGAATGAAAAGAAAGACTGGATCTATACAAACTCATTAGTGAAAAACGTAAAATTAAATGATACTGTGATAACAGAGATAAACGGCTTGGAGATTTCAGAGGTCAGATCAAATGCAGATGTGGTCTATAAAATAGATGACACTATTTACAGCAACAATGTGGATGTTATTCACAACCAGCCATTGCAATTTGGAAATATTGTGCCAATTAAGTATGACAAGACTGTACTTGATCGTAATATGAAGAACATACCAGGTTCAAAGTACTGGATCACATTAGGATTGGTTTTACTGACATTATCAATATATTACTATAAAAATCAGGGAGACTAACCAAACGTATTCTCTTTCTTTACTGTTATGTACAAGAATCCATTTTCATTGCTATACATTCTATGGAGATCACCTAAAGTGCTTGTTTGTGAAACCAAAAGTTTTGAAATAAATATATAATAAGCCTGAAATCGGTTCAACTTGTTTTTACTTCGAATATGACACATAAGATTGGAAACTGTTGTTTCTTTATTCATAAGCAGCTTTGTGTTTTGTAGTTGTTCATTGCTAACTAGCACTATTGGGACATGACTTGGATGTTTCATCATTAACGCTTGTGAATGATTATAGGAAAACTTCTCCATATACTATTCGATTATATTTTGTTTTCAGGAAAAACTAATTAATTATATTTGTTTATATAAATGGTAAAGGCAAATCCATTATCACGTCAAAAAATGAGAAATAGCATGCTAACAGGTAGAAAATTTAAAAGGCCCCAGAAACCTTATGTTGGAAGAACTACACAAGGGGAGTCCATGCACAGCAGCTCACCAAAACCATCAACAACGTCTAAGGATTCACTCATTATGAATACCATACTCAACGCATTGATTGCAGCTTCTGCTGATGATGCTGCTACTGCTGCTGCTGATCGATTGAGGAAACTGCGAGCTGAACAAGGTGGAAAAATGAGCAATGGTCATCTATTAGGAACTTTAAAAAAGAACAAACCTTCACCACGGAATCTAAAAAAATTGAAACTAGAAGGTAATGAACTATACTTTACGCCTAAGAATTGGGAAAATATTACTAAAATGTATTCAAACACGAAGAGAAAACATGCAAGAGCAAAGGGGATGGCCAAGAAACAATTTACAGTTAACAAATGTGTAACAAATGAAGTCCTTAAAAGTAATAATTTAAGACAAAAATACTCATTGTTGAAAAGAAATGTTTTTGATCCATACAGTCCCATTATTGGAAATCTTGAAAAGAGATATAAGAATTCTAAACAGAAGAATCAGCAGAAGCAGCAGCAACAACACAATTCTGTTATGAGTTCGGTTGCACCTGGATTCGTAAAATCTCAATTGGATCGTGCGGGAGTGAAACTCACAACACCATCTGAAAGAAGAAAAGGTATAGACAAGAGGTCATAATTTACTTAAAAATGCAAGCTATTTATATTGTAAAAGACTCAGTATGACAAGTTTTGAAGTTTATTGTGATAAATGGGAATGTCACAATGCAGCTATTAATGCTGAATCTTTCACACTGGAGAGCTTTCCAACAGTGCGGGTGAAAGCAGACAATAAATCATATATTATTGGAACAACCTTGCACAAATGGAAAATGGAACCGAGTGGATCAGCTCTTGCAATTATTACATTCGGAAAGGCACTTTCTGAAGATCATGCCTTTTGGAATGAGCCCCACAATAATAGAATGAATGATGAAGAAATAGAAATAACTTCTATCATTGATAAAATCAAAGGGCAATCAATAGAGCAACTTGTCGTTGATATAGAGGATGGCAAATCGTCATTGGATAACTTGCATATTTTCAAGTATCATGCAAATCAGTGGCGGGAAATTATCAAACCTAAAAGCAAATGGACATATAAGACTAAAGCAGAGAAATGTGACACGTGCAATGTCCAAAGACTTCTAGATTTCTAAATAAGATTAAAGATATACAATCATTTACTATTATTATAATGACCACATTTAATTTACCTGGAAATTATAATATTAGTCCTAGACTTTTGAGCCTCTGTCCAGATGAACTTCTTAAGGTGTTACAGATCGGAGAGTATATATATTTTAATGGTCAGAGCCTCTTCTTAAATAACGAGAATGACAAATTTTCATATGCGTTTGAACAGCAAATTAAAGAGATTCGCGCATCAAGTGACATGCAAGTTAAGAATCATGCAGATCTCATTAAAGACCAATATGATATTGTTGTTGAGGGAAAGGACAATTACATCCAGTCAAAGATTACAGAAAATGAGGAGTTGAAGAAGCGTATTAAGACATTAGAAGAAGAAAACTGTCAGGCACTTAGTCTTTCAAGTAAACTTGACTCATTGATGGGCAAGGGAAACACTGTAGACAATGCAATGAAGGGGGATTTTGGCGAGTGTATTGTTTCTAATCAAATTCAGCACTGGTATCAGACATCTGAAATAGAAGACACATCAGCTGATACAGCAAAAGGCGATCTGCTTTGGAAATTAAATGATGGAGATTTCAGAGCTCTTGTAGAAGTAAAGAACGTACAGATGGTCCGACCCAATGAAATTCAAAAGTTTGAGAGAGATATTATTTTGAACACAAAAGACAATACCTGTAACTGTGGGATTTTCATATCGATTAAAACAGAAAATATTCCAAACAAGGGGAAATTCAAGCTCGAGTTTATAAATAATTGTCCTATCATTTATGTATGCAACATTTTGGACGATCTAGGAACTCTTCGATTTGCTCTGGACTCTCTTTTCAGTATTCAACAGAAATTGAAACTTTTTGTCTCAAAAACAAAGGACAGTGATGATGATGAAAGCGATTTCGAAGACATCATTGTAAACTTTGTTCAGTGTCAGTACAATAAAATCTCAAGTCTCCAGCAAAATATACTACAGATGAAAAACTGTCTTCAGAATCTTACACAATGCATAAATAGCGAGGAAAGTTCAGTAAAGGAACTTATAAACTCAACTATTGTTTTGAAGAGTGAACATGATGTTTTCAAGAGAATCGAAAATGAATATAAAGTGAATTCAAGAGGCGACCTTAAAGAATCTATTCTCAAAGATATGCGTTCATTTCGAGATGAAAATGGTCGCTTACCACAGCTCAGTGATCTCACTCATAAATATAAAATAAGTCTTTTTAGAGATGATCTTGCGTTCAAAAAATTGAAAAGTGAAATATAATTTATATTCTATAATAAATGACTAATTTAAACAACAATAAGAATGAAAACAAAAATGGTGTTATGAATAGGATTAAGTCATGGTTTAAAAAAAATGAGAACTATTCCAAAAATGGAATTGCAAATAATAAGATGTTATATAATAGTGGTATAAATATGTCAAACAATACCAACAACAACAATACCAACGGCAACAACAACACCAATACCAACGGCAACAACAACACCAATACCAACAGGAATAGAAATACCAATGGCAACAACAATACCAACAGGAAAAGAAATACCAACGGTGATAACAATACCAACAACAGGAAAAGAAATACCAACGGTGATAACAATACCAACAACAGGAAAAGAAATACCAACGGTTATAACAATACCAACGGAAATAGAAATACCAACGGGAATAGAAATACCAACGAGAATAGAAATATCAACGGTTATAACAATACCAACGGGAATAGAAATACCAACAACAGGAAAAGAAATACCAACGGCAACAACAATACCAACGGTGATAACAATACCAACGGGAATAGAAATACACATATTAAAGCAAGTAATACACCCATGTCAATTTACAAAAAATTAAATGAAAAGCAGCAAAGTGGCTTGTTGAAAGCAACCATGAAGAAGTACTCATTTAATGAACTTTTAGAGATTCTCCCAAAAAAGAAACAAACACAGCTAAAAAAACAAGCAAAACGTAATGTTTTGGAAACTTTAAGTACTTCAGACAAGAAAAGAATATGTGTATCATACAAAGCAAATAGTAATAGCGCAAGAGCACTTAGAAAGATACAAAGAGAGGAAGAAGAAGCATCATATGCAGTAATAAATAGATATATGGCAGGAAAAAGATAAAATAAGACATATTTTATTCAGATAGAACAAAAATATTGCCATACTTTTCACAATACTTACAACCATTAACTATTCTCCGAAGTGGAGGATGATTGTGACATAGTTTTTCAGTATTTATACAAATGTTCTCTATATTTTTGCTGAGCTCATACTCAATAAGACGCCGAATGGGAATAAGAAGCTCAGTGTCCATGATTGTGTAAATTGATTTATGATTATATACTTATATATTTCATGTTCTTTAGGTGAGTATTATTCCACTAATTAATATATTTAGATCACTCATATATGATCCTTGATATAGAAATCGAGGGAATTGAAATTCCAGACCATGTCAAGAAAAACTTTCTTACTGATTTCTTATCAAGAATTTCAGATCTTAATGATACAAATGTAGATAATACAATTTGTACAAGTTTGGCAACAATTCTATGTAAAAAACCAACAGATTTTCTGGGATCGTATACGAGAGTTACAAAGAATGATTTAAATAAAACTTGTACAATGTGTTTTGAAGAGTATAAAGAGAATGAATACAAGCGTACAATGAAATGTGGTCATGTATTTCACAAAAAATGCATAGATAAGTGGTTGAATAAATATAATAAAACTGATTGTCCTAATTGTCGTTCAAATGTGTTTGCTACAGTTCAGACATATACTTCTTCTCAAATCCTTCCCCAGTAGAGTAAAAGACTCTACGTATTTTATGTAGCTTCATGTACTTTGTGCACTTTAAACACGGACAAGAGCTTCCAAGTCCATCATCTGTTATATTTGACAATCTAATGACATACATAATAGCATTTTCTATATCTTTACCATGTGCATTTTGTATTGCATTCATTTCAGCATGAATTGTTCTTAAGTGGTGTAATTTATGACCGCTATATCTGTTGAAGCCACTGCCAATCACTTTGTTGTTCTTTATAAGAACAGCACCATGTTGAAAATGTACGTCAGACCTTTCCGCCTCCTCCACGCATAGATCAATAAACTGTTGCCTACCCATGATTCCATATGTATATAGTAGAATACAACTAAATTGTTTAAGTGAATAGAATTATTATAAATTGGCATTATAATGGATAAATCAAACATTCATATCTGCTCCAAGCTTGCAAGCGAGGCTTACGAAAATGAGCTTCAGTCAATACCAGACAGCCAACTCCTCATAAACAAAGCTACAGACTGTGAGGCGCACATTGGTATTCTAGGGAATACATTGTATATCGCTTCAAGGGGAACATCATCTCTGAAGGACGCTGTCCAAGACTTGAAAATGTGGAGATCAAGATGTGAATTTCTAAAAAATACCAATATACACAGGGGATTTTTGAACCAATATCTTAGTATACGGACTAAACTACACAAAGAAATTGAAAACCGAATAGACATCAATATAAAATGCATTATATTTACCGGACACTCTCTCGGTGCTGCAATCAGTACAATAGCAGCACTTGACTTCAAGCTACAAAATTCCGACAGAATTGTTAAATGTATTACATTTGCAAGTCCTCGTGTAGGCTGCCAACAGTTTGCAAAGGAGTTTAACAAACATGTTGACATCTCCCATAGACTGGTTTATCACAGAGATCCTGTAACATTTTCTCCATTCTGTCTTCGTTTTAGACACGTGAAGGGATGTATTCATTTCAAGAAAGACAAAAGCATTGAACATGATGACAAGTACTTTTTCCCATTAGGATGTCTAGTGAGTCAGCATTTTATGCACAATTATGAAGATAGAGTAAGTGATTGGGTTCACAACGAAGAGGCTGATTAATTCAGATCTTCCCAATCGCTTGGAAGATCCACCACTGTTTCAACAATAGAATTTCTTTCAAAATTTACATTTGACCTCTCGGTCTTTGTCAGTTTGTACATATTCATCAGATTTTTTACATAGTTCTCAAGTTGACTTATTGACAAGCAGCAGAACATTTTAATTATATAATATACTTGAATTTATTTATGTGTATTTTACCTATTTCACTGTATACATATATGAATTGTACTCTGTCACAATACTTTCAATAGATCTATCTTCAAATCTCCATTCTAAATTATTTTTTATATTGTAACGATATTTATCTAGATCAAGTACAATATTAAATGTCTTACTTGCTCCAGTAGTATTTTTTATCTTCCAATAATCTCTATCACCAGTGGACTGGGGTTTCTCTATTTTAAAATATTGTATTGCATTGTTCAATTTCACAGACACTTCTTTGTTTATAAAGATATTCTTATAATTTTCAACCCTGTACAAAATCTTCAGTAATTTTTTTAAATATGCATTATTTTTCATTTTGAACATCCTTATGTTTATTTGTTTCTCTAGCATTGTAAATTCATCGAAACCATAGTAATAGTCTCTATTCACTGTACTTCCAAACTTTACATTTCTAAAAAAAGTGAGAAGATATGGTCTGTTCACATTTGTGCTTCCACTGTCAGATTTCATATGGACTGACGTAAACAAAGCATTTGTGCTGTCATCGTTTGTGCTACTATAGTGTCCTAAATGCATTATGTCCTCATTATTATATTTAAACTTAATTTCAGTTTGTCTTAACATATTCACTATTTCAGTCTGTTCAGTTTTAATGAATTCATAGATATGCTTTGGTATCATCATTTCGGCTTTGGTAAAAAGTAGAATGATATGCACATTTTGCAAAATTGTTCTCTCAACTACATAAATAGTGTATTCTGATGAGGTCTGGATGGTTTTAAGTGTCTTCTGTTTTACTTTGTCATATTCATCTTGAGTTTCGGGCACATCAACCAGCATGTGATATTTTTGAATTGAACTAGTCAGCTGCTTCGGAAAAATAATTCTTCGGACTCCATCGTCGTGCTGCTTATTATGTGTCATTATATTTTTTACATCTATAACATTCAAATGATGTAACATCTCATGACGAAATTTATCTGAAAATTTGAATTCAAATTGTTTTTCAAACTTGTTTCGGATAAATCTAACTGATATGTTTTTCAGTATTTGTCCAGTTGATGCTATGTAAGGCTTCAATATATATGATGGAGAAGTCTTGTATTCCTCATTTCTTTCATATACTATATATATTGCACTGTACACTTTGGGCATAAGAGCATATCTGAAAATTTGTCTGCTTTGTTTTTTGTAATGATCTTTGAGAAGAACAGGAATTTCGGGCTGTAGTTCACTCATTTTTTCATTTTTATACCATTGTATCCACAGAGGATTAACATATGTCGAATCACATTGATTCTGGCCAATAAAAGTTTTAATCTTGACAAATGATTTCACCTGGAGTTTAGGATCAGTTCTGTTTTGTTTATCCTCTCTTTTATCTGCCTTTTTTGAAATGCTTTGTGCAACATGCGCATCTCGGACTCTGGATGATTTTTTGTTCTCCTGAACATACTTTTTTATGTCTCTTGAATTATCATAAGTGTTTTCTATGGTTTCATATTCTATACCCTTTAGATCTGTGAAGTTGATGTCTCCAATAGATTGCTTTGGTACCTTCTTTATCGTAAACACATCAGATATCCAATCCAAATTGTAATTATTGCTGTTGAATAGTATATTTATACCAAAATGAACTTGTATTGGAGTTAGTTTTGTGGTGCTATGTATAGAGCTATTGATAGTAAATGATATTTTATAAAGTATATCAATATACTTAAAAGGCTGTGTTGCCTTTTGCTTATTCTGTCTTACAAAATACATGAACAACAGAGCCTTTACAAGCTTGTTTTTGTTTTCTGCAAAGCCGTTTGTTTGAGGAGAGTATGACGGAGTAAATCGATGCTTCACGTTGAATTTGGTCAGTAATATTTTCAATCTATCTCCTATAAATTCGGGACCATTGTCACTCATTATAACCTCCGGAATATCTCCCAAATGAAATATTTTTTCAAGATGATCAGCAACCTCTGTTGAAAGTGTACTTTTAATTTTTTTGACATACACATATTTACTAAATATGTCTATAATTACAAGAACATACTGATAGTTATCATTGTCACGAGCAATTTCATCTCTCTTCAGATGAATTGTATCCATTTGCCATATCTGTCTTGGGCGGAGAGGTCTGTAGCTTTTCACAACCGGTCGTAGACTTGGCACCCGGAGCTCACGGACAATATCAGCTCTGTTTTTCAAATAGTCTTTCACATATTTATAATTTATATTCAGCAAATTGTAATTATCTCTTATCTTTTTAAATACTGGATATGCCGACAAAGCAAGAACGCTTAGATCGTCCTTTCGTCCACTCGTCATCTTCTCTAGAACATTTTGCCTAAAAGATGGTCTTATCACCGTATACGTTATTTTTCTTGATCCATCACCAGACGGGAACATTAATTTTCCATTTTCATCTTTGTGATGATTTGAAATATCATTCCTCTGGATTATTATCTGATTTTTCGAATTTAATTCAAAGTCTGCCATTCTTTTCCGGAACTTATACCTCTTCTTTTTTATACTCATGTCTCCTTTCTTTAACAATAGTTCCGCAGGAAATGTTCCCAATTTTAGATACTGTACAGCTGCATTGTATTCATCTTCAGTAAATGAATACTGTTCTATCGCTTTCCAGTTTTGCCCGTTCTCTTGACTTCCCATCTCCCAATATTAGAATGTATATGAAAATTGAAATTAAATAATAATAATAATATTTCAGAACATATAACAAAAATATTGTTGTTATATTATAATGGTTGACTACATGATGAAAATGTTTGGTAGAAATGCTGTTAAATCCCGAATGAAATATTTTGTTATTCTCATTGCAATTTGTATATTCATCTTCCACCTTACAACATATATGTCTACAGAAAGATTTAGGGAGATTGATGTAGCACATGACGATATTTCTTTTTATGGACGCGACTCTTGCCCATTCTGTGTAAAAATGAAGAAGCTTCTCAATGAAACACCGGACTTAAACAAAAAAATACAACATATAGATGTCGAAACTCCAGAAGGGAATGCAAAGTTTTCAGAAGTCGATGCAAACGGTGTGCCTCATTTCGAGTGCAAATCTACAGGAAAATCAACTTCCGGATATCAGCCAATAGAACATCTTTTAACTAACTTAGGACTAAAGTAAAAATATAGTATAATTATATATTAATGGAAGGTTTTGAAACTAACATACCAACAATTATGAAGAGAACAGGAAAAACTGCATCATTTCTAAATATTTTACCGTTCATTTTGCTTTATATTCTCAAAAATCATACAGGAGATACAGGAAAGCCAGGTGAGGTAAAAGACAAATTATACGACTATATTCCCAATAAATCCAAATCTTTCAATCCAAATTTAAAATACTGGATCCTTGCTGTTCCTGCTCTTGTACTCTTGTTTAAAAGCACAGACAACACATCGCTTGAACATGCATTTGTTTTGTTGTCATATACAATTGGAATAAAAGCTCTCATGTATTACTTGACACCAAGTCAACAGAAGAGAGATTTCACAAATATTATAGCAATAACTATTGTATTCAATCTTATATATTTTGATATTATTCCAAAAGAACACAGAGATAAGGGCTTGCTTTTATCAGGTATGTACTCTGTATTTTTGCTATCAATACGTGACACAACTTCTGCAAACATAATTTCTGACTACTCCATTGCCTCACTTGCATTTCTTCTTGGTAAATTGAGCTAGATCAGCAACTTAAAAATCATTTCATTATATATTTCTCTTATAAAAATAAGTATATTAATGATAAAAAACAGCTTTACTTATTGTTCTATCAATAATGGAATATTATCTTTTACCTCTCTTACTACCAATAAGATGAATCTTTCAAGATATAGTATATCCTTATTTCCTCGACTATGGAATGACATGCACTCTGTATAATAAATCTGGATTGTTTTTTTATGATGTGGAAACATATCTAACATATTCATGTATAAGGAATGAAATATATGTTTAATATCGTAATAATTTATAATAACTCTGTATAGTTCATTTCTCATCTTTTCAAAACTCTTTTTTTCACTTTTAAAAAATTGATATAGGATTTGATGTATATCTTTACGCATATAGTCTTCATATTTTTTGTGATGATCAATACAATTGTCACAATTACTAACTTTTTTTATCAGGAAAAAACTATAATGTATTTCTAGTATTCTATCTGTTGTTATGTAAAATATAAAGTTGTCTCTATAGTTTTTAAATACATGTTCCATTGTTTTTATCTTTTTGGGATTGATGTACTGAAAATTATATATAAATATCTTCCGTTTTATTTTTAAAACATTATTCTCCTGAAAATTTGTTAGATAATTCATTATATGATCTATGGCATCTGATTTCACAGATTTTGTTAAAACAAACTCTGTGACAAATTGTTTTTCCACTTTTGAGTGGAATATTTTTTTTTCAGAATTATATTCTAATTTACTGTTTCCAATACCACATTCTTCCCGTACATATGATATTAATTCATTTGAATATCTGTGATAATACACAATGTTTTCCATTGTTTTATATCATATATATACTTCTATTTTTTTAATATATTTTTTGCTTTTGTTTTCATCTCCGGAAAGTTTAAGCACAAAATACTTAGAATGTTTTCATTACTCAAATCATACTTTTTTTGTATAACTATCAAACCATCTGTGTCATTAGATTGAACACAATCAAGGATGTGTAATTGAATATTTTTGAATATCTTCAGCGAGTAAATCAAATTTGGACAATTCTCCAATATTTTATTTAGACGAATAAATTTAGTGCAAATATTTGAGTAATTACTCCAGATACAACTGTTTTTCAAGATCACACTTTGTAAAAAATCATACTTATCCAAAATAGATAAAATACTAATACAAATATTAGATAGATATTTTGTACATATCCATTTTTGGGTTGAATATATTTCTGTATGAAGCAGATCAGCTTCAATTACATGATTCTGAATACTAATCATATCATCCATTGAAATATCTAAATTCGGCAATATTTCATGGATCATGAATATCATAACCAAAGAATCAGAATTAATTATATTATATTTATCGGTGTAACACAAATCTTTCGTATTCAGAATGTACCTACATAATCCAGCATTGTTATACGTAAGGCCAATGTCCTTAGTACTTTCATTAGATATGCTGTTTATGCACTCTCTGATATTTCCATCAAACTTACTGATGTGTTCTGATATACTTTTTATATTGCTGCACTCATTGTTTTTAATTTTTGATATAAATTTATTATACAGCTTGACATTTGTTATTGATGTTTCAAATTGTTGACTTTTTTTACCTCTTATATCTTTGATACTATTCCTTGCTATAATAATTATTTTGGTAGATCCCAACTTTATTACTTTCAAAACAGAGATTAAATCATTTATGTAAGTATCAGAATCTTCTATTAGAATAGCTGACTTAAATGAAAAGTGTATTATATTTTTGAGTTTACTCTCTAGAATTGTTTTGTTTATTTTATCTAACGAATTAATCTCAACATATTTTAAATCTAAATCTTTTAAGACTAAATGGGAAGTTAAAGTCTTACCACTCCCACTTTTTCCATACAGAACAAAAAATGTTTCTTTATCGTTTGATTTTAGATATTTTTTCAGTCCCTTTATTACATTTAAATTGCATACAGCCTCATTAATATTTTTAGGACTGTACTTGACGTGTAGCATTTTATAATATGAATAAAAGTGTATTTATATTTAAGCTATTCATCTATAAAAGAATATCCAGAAACTGCAACTGCTGGTTGTGCTTTCTCAAGGACTTCCATACTTTCGAGAACCCATCCAGTTCCAAATGAAGAATTTGAGAAATAAATACCACTGTTTTGAATACAAATCTTTAGATTACAACCTTTCTGTATTTTGTCTAGATTCATTTCATTTTTGAACGGAATCTTGACTTTCAAAAGAGGCGGAAAATCTTTGTTTTTCCTCATGGGTGATCTATACAATTCTGTTATAACACTTTCGTGGATAGATTTGTTGAACCATCGAAAACTATTTTTCCTTGCTTCATCTACAATATATTCATCTATACTTTTAAAATACGAAACAAGTTCGTCATCTTTCAGCTGTATGTCAAATGTCTTCATAGATTTAAAAGTTTGCAACCCAAATGGTACATATCCTTGAACTGTTGCATATTCTTTGTTATCAAAAAATACATTTTTCCCACCAGATCGGTTATTTACTGGATCCGTCAATCTCATATTTGTGAATTTCATTGTGTGGTTATTATATATATTTACATTGATATGTTTAAGTAAGTATACATCACAATCATATAAATAATAATAACATATAGAAATGGTGGGCAAAGAATGCAATCCAGAACGTGCAGATCCACGGAAAATATGTAATCCAGCCACTGGGAGATGGGTCCTGAAAACATCTAAAATAGGTAAAAGGATTATGGAAGAATACCAACTCACTATCACACAGAACCCAAGCGTCAGTGTCTCCAAACCGAATCCACTTTCCAAACAAAAGACAATAGACAAGAGTAATAATATGAAATTTACAGGTACAGCACCAAAATCAAGTGTCAGTGTCTCCAAACCGAAGTCCTTTTCAAGTATCTTAAAACAAAAAACAATAGGCAAGTTTAATAACATAAAATCTACCAGTACAATACCGAATACACGTGTCAGTATCTCCAAAAAAATTGGTATCCCAAAACAAAAATCATTTCCCCATACCTCTCAACAAAAGATTATTAGTGTCCCAAAACAAAAGATTATTAGTGTCCCAAAACAAATAAACCTTTCCTGGGTCAATTTTCATACAAGTATATTTTTGAACATATTTTCTAAAATTGCAAAGACTAATATAAATATCAATTCTACAAAGCTTATAGGAATATCACAGTCTAGAACAGCAGCTAAAATGTTCAGCACAGATGTAAAATTCTCAAATCCTAATAGTATAGTAAAAAAATATGGGCATAATGAATCCAATATTCTCCGTATATTTATAAAAATTACGAATGTGCCTAAAAATTGGAAGGAAAATCTCCGGAATAAATCTATACAGGAATCACCTGTATACAAGGAGATTCAATTGTATGATGTGACCAACAAGCTTCAAGATGATAATGTTATAGATACAGTTGCATACTGCTTCAATAGTAAGATTTTTAATAAAAATTGGAGTTCAGTTGAAGGAAAACCATATGTACTGCTGGCAACTG